ATTACTTGTAAATCTGTGTCCGCAAAAATCTTAAAGGTATAGGCAAAAGCTGTTGTGCTTGAATTACCTGAGTAGGAATTTTTTACTGTAGTTGAAGATACTGTCATATTACTTTCTCTATATTACTATTCTTTCCTTTGTTCAATATCATTATTAGGTTCATAATACAATATTTTAAGAGCTTCTTTAGCCATTTTAATCATCATAAAAACCATATCATCTATGATCTGTTGTTTCTGATCTGGGTCTGCATCTTTCATATTAAATGCTTTTCTAACATATTCATTGTGTTGATCTATGATAGTTTTATATCTTTCTAAAACAGCTATGTTTTCATCTACTAATTTTTTTCTTTTAGCAAGTTTTGCTGCTTCTTTAAAGTCTCCAAAATAATTACCTAATCCACCAAACCAACCTTTTATATAGTTATCAATAACTATAGGTGATGGAGCATTATGATCTCCAATAATAGAAGCTAAAGTTCTTGATAATAATTTAGATGTTTCAGTTGTATATGGATTAAATTGATATGGTCCTAATAGTTGTCTATCCATATAATCTGGAACTAATGGTCTATTTCTAAATATACTATAGTTAGTTGCTTGTTCTACAGGAGGAACTAATATTGTTGGTAAAGGATTTAAGTTTCTCAATTGTGTACCAACAAATTCTAAAGTAAATCTTGCTAAATCATTTTTTGCATTAGCTTCATTGCCATACCAATAATCTAAAAATTGTTCCATACCTGTGCCAAAAACTACACCAAGATCAAAAGGTTTTGGTATTCTATAAGGTGTATCTCCTACAACTACTACCCAATAATTATCTTTAACCCATTGTGGTTGTCTTTGGTAAACTTCATTATCTCTGTTTGCAAACCAAAAATATACTGAAGGCATAATTATTCCTGCTGTAATTGCTGCTATTGCTCTACCAGGTCTTTGAGTTAAACCATCATAAATTTTTACATAACCTTGAACTCTCGCATTATAAAAAGCAGATATTGCATTAACACCTTTCATATATGCACCCATTTTTGCGTAATCTATTGTAATATCTCTTGACTCAAATCCAGCTCTTTCTATTTGTTCTCTACCTTTTAATCCTTCTTTACCAGCTTTTTTATATGACTTTTGAAACTCTCCTAATCTAGTTATATTCTCTCCAATCTCTGATAATGTTCTTAAAATTTCTATAGGATTAAAAACTTTATTTCTTATTTGCTGTCCATTTAACATTTCAAAAGCACCCTTATCTCTAACCACTCTATCTAAAGAAACTAATGTTGATTGCATACCACCAGATTTTTCCCAATCTTGCATAATTTTTTTAGCTTTTTTACTTACACCTGTTTTACCAAGAAGCATTGTTAAAGCTCCTTCTAATGAACTCCAGACAGGTATAAATCCACTTTTACTAAATACAGGTGCAAGAACTGTATCTCTTGCTATGTTAGAAAATACGAAGTCTGGTGATGTAGTAGCACCTGCACGAAGAAGTCTAGCAGGAGTTCCAATAGCTCTAATAATAACTCCTATTTCTTGAGGATTAAATTCTGATAAAGAATCTGCTAATTCTTTGCCAACATCCCAAACTTCAAACTTACCATTACGATATACTGTAACTGAAGAACCATCTGGTTTTACAAATGATTTTCTAAATACTTTAAAATTTTCAATAGCAACATCATTAATAGCAGATGGATCGTCTAATACTTTTTCTAATTCTTTTCTTTCTATCTTTGTTTGTTTTGTTTCTATTTTTTTATTAATGTCAGGAAATGAAGATTTATTTTTTTCTACAAAATCAAAAAATTTAATTAAAGCATTGTTTCTTTCAGCAAGTTTTACAATTTTAAAAGTATTAGAATATATAGTTTCAATAGGATCAAATACAGGTTGTTCTCCACCTTTTACTCTTTTAAATGGATTTGATACACCACCATAAGGAGATGGTTTTTCTCCAGCTACAGTTTCCATAACCCTTGCAAATGGTACATAACTTTTATTAGCTTCTATCATTGCATCAAATGCTTGTTTATCAATTAATTTTAAATCTCTAGCATACTCAAGTAAATCTCTTTGATACTTATCAATTTCTTTTGCAATAGGATCGTATTTATTTTTTAATGTAGAAATTGTATCTTTAGCAGCTTGTAAATCAAAACCATGTTCAAAACCTCTTTCTTGATATTCTAAAACTCTTCTTGAAATAAGATAAGCATTAAGTTCTGCATATTGTTTTTTAATTCCTTTTTCATTTAATTTTTTATTACCTTCAAATTTTAATGGTTCTAATACTTTCTTTAAAGGTTTACCTTTATTTTCAAGATTTAAAGTTTGAGTTGCTCTATCAATAAAAGCACCTCCTCTATTTGTCATTCCAACTAATACTCTAAATTGTTCATAAACATTTAATTGACCTTTAGTATTTTTAGTGCTTTCAACTCTTCTAACCATTCTTAAAATAGGATGTAATCTGTCTATAAATAATCTTGTTAAAGTATTCTTAACATCTGTTACATCTTTTGGTTTTTCAAATTTAGTTTTAGATAATATTAATTTAACAGCTTCAGGAAATTCTAAACCTTCTAAAAATTTTTCATCAAGTTTTATTTTTTTACCTGTAATATCTTCTACTGTTTTTTTAATTGCTCTAGGTATTTCAATATTTTTACTTGCTAAATCTTGCTTGACAGATTTATCTAATTTATAATCAGCAGCTAAATCAACTGCATCACGATTAGTTTTTTTAATGATGTTAGGAATTTTTTTAGCTCCTCTTTCTCCTAAACCAAATGCACCAAATAGAATTACAGAATCTATTAATTGATCCTTGCTTGGTAATTCTCTTTCTATAATTGCACCTGATCCTTCAAAACCCGCAACTCTTCCTATTAGTTGTGGTAAAAATTTATTACTTAATCCACCAAGTTTGGCAGCAGCAGTGAGTTGCACACCTTCTTTTAATCCTGCTTTTATTCCTTCGTTTCTAAATATTTCCCAAAAATTATTCCAATTTGCTACTTGACCTTTTTCTCTCATAGTCATGTAAGTTTCTCTTATTGCACCAACAGCTAAACCAGATGTAAAAATACTAGCGTTAGGTGAACGAGTAGCATATAAAGTTAAACCACCTGTAGTTAAATATAAAGGTAAATCTTTTGCAATCCTTGAAGCATTGGTTAAATTTCTTTCAAGAAAACCTGTGTCTTGAAAATCAACATTAAAATATCTACCATCTTCTTTTGTTCCATCAATGTTTGGTATTCCATGAGCTTCTTGTATCAAATCAATAACTCCTGTATTCCAACCAGCTTTTATTCTTTCTGTAACATTGTCTAATTTTTTACCTACAGCAGCTTCTAATAAAGATGAGTCATCTGGATTTTCTTTTTGTATAGTTTCTATTTCATCATAATCTAGTATTCTCGAATAACCTATATCTTCTTCGTAAATTTTTTCTATTGCTTTTGTATCAACAGGTTCAAAACCAAAATCTTTTGCTATCTCCTCACCAGTAAAACCACCTTGTTTTAATTGTTCTACTTTTTCTTGTTTCCAATTATCTATTTCAACTTGACTAAAACCACCTTTTTCAAGTTGTTGAACTTGTGTTTGTAAATCTGCCATTATTATTCACTTATTCTTTTTAAATATTCTGAAGGAGTTTCACCTGGTAATCTTTTTTTAGATTCATCAATTTCTTCTTTTTCAATATTATCCATCATATTTTTAAATATTTTATTTTTATCTGATTGATATTGTATAAAATCTTTACCAATAAAATTTATATTTTTATAATCTAATAATTCTAATGGTGATCTTCCTTCACTAATACCTTTAATATATAATGAATACATATCATCTCTGAATCTTTTAAGATCATTATTATAACTTGTAGGATCAAGTATCTTAATAACTTCTGTGCTAATTAAATTTTTAGTTTCATCTATAAAACTATGAAATGGTGCAAAAGTTTTTTTAAATTGTTTTGGATTTTCGTTTTGTTGTTTTAATATATCAGAATAATATTTTAAATCATCAAGATCAGTTTCTTCTCCATATCTTTCTATAATAGATTTAGCCTGTGTTTCTCCTGGTAATGTAAATCTATCACCTAATGTATTTATCTCATCCATACTAATTAATCCTGATATAGCATTATTAGAATCAAAGTTTGAAGGCACAGTTATTTTTTGTTCAGCATTAGATATAATTTTAGTATTTAAGTCTGTCATTTGTGTTAGTGCATCTGGATTATTTTTAAATACTTCTTGAATAAAATTTTGATTGATACCAGTTGCAACACCTGCTTCTGTTAATGCTTTTTGATAATTATCTGCTGATTCTAATTTTGTAGCAGCATCTGCTGCTTGAACTTCAAATAATAATTCATTTCTTTTTTCTCTAGCTTTTTTAGTAGCAAAAGTTCTAAACTCTTTTTTTTCTATATCTGTTAATGAATTATAAATATTTTTTAAATTTTCATCACCTGCAAAATTACCACTAATAGTTTCTTGAGTTATTTGTTTTAACGCATTTGGTGGAACATCACCTATACCAACTAAAGATATAGCATTAGTTAATGTAGAAAACTTTTGATCTTTGATAGCAATGTCTGCTTTTTGAGAAAGCTCTATAATTTCATTTGACTCTAGTACATTGTATTTACCATCTTGTAATTGTTTTTTAAGTAAAGAAGGTTCAGTTAATAACATTCTATTTGCTACAGCAGTTGCACCAAATTGTTGATATTTTAATTTAACATCTTTTTTTAATTGTGGTTGATCATTATAGTATGGATTAGAATCTAGTCTTTCATCTATTTGATCATATATTTCATCTAATCCTGAACCATTAGGTTTTTGAGAAAGAGCAATAGTTTTTTGTGAAATATAATCACTATCAATATCAGATGATTGTTTAAATTGTTCTTTTCTTGATTCAAGTAAAGCACTAGATTTTAACTGTGATGCTGAAGCATAAAATTTAGATTTAAAAATTTGTTTACCAAAACGAGATAAGTTTTGACCTTGAGTAGATGACATAAAATTATATAATTTATCAACACCTTGATCATAAATATTGGAAGCATCAGAAGGATTACCATTCTTTCCTGTTTCACTTGAAAGAGTTAAAAATCCTTGTGGTCCATTTTCATTGTCTTTGTAAGAGTCAGCAATTAATTTATCTACTTTATTTGTTTCTTCTAATTTTCTTTCTTTAATATATTCTTTTTGAACAAAGTCAGATACAGGTTGTAAAGCAGCACCAACAGTTTGTGATAAAGGTATTTGTAAATTAGAAGTTACACTTGGTCCTTGTGATGTAATTGTAGATTGAGCTTGAAATGTAGGTATTTTTGGCATTATTTATATTGACTCATAGTTAATAAACTTGTTCCAACAGTTGTAAGTGTTCCTAGTTGTGCAAGTCTTGATTGTTGTCTAGCAACTTCACCAGATATTCTAGCAAAGTTTGCTTCTTCAAATTTTCTACTTTTACCTATTTCAGTATTATATCTAGCAATATCTTTTTCTACTTCTGCTTCATATAAATTTGATAGTGCTATGTTTCTAGCTGTACCAGAAAATGTAGCACCAGATTTTAAAGTATTAACTACTTGAGTTCCTTGTAATTTTCTAAAACTTTTATCAAATTGAGCAAGTTCTAAATTTAATTTGTCATCTAATATTTGTGCTTCTTGTTCTGCAACTTGAGCATTACGATTAGCAACAGCTTGATTGTATTTACCAATAGCACCTTGTTGTTGATATTGTAAAAGTCCTATTCCTCCTACTATTGCTTGTGGCACACCCATTAAAATATCCTCGCAAATCTGTATTGGTCTGAACCATCAAAACCATAGTGTTTCATTAATCCCTCGTTTTTTAATCCTAACCACTCTGCAAATCTTATACCTTTATCAAAGTCTGATCTTACAGCAGTTTGAACTCTTTTAATATTATACTTTCTTG